ACGGTCACCATCACAGATGATGATGGCGTCGGGGGTGAAGCCGTCTGCACGATCAACTCGGATGGCGAAGTTGATGAAGTGATTATCACCAACCCCGGTAGCGGATACACGGCGGCAACGCTTGGCTTCTCCGGTGGCGGCGGTACCGGTGCGGCCGCGACAGTTGCCCTGGGAACGGTCAACAACCCCATCGTCTCTGAAATGCTGACCTTGGCCAATCGCTTCCGGGCCGGCGTTATCGCTGATGCATCCAACACGACGAGCTCTGACGCTGTTACTTGGCGTGCTGGATACGACACAGACCGAATGCTGATCTGTGATCCATACGTCAATGTCCAGCGGACCTCGGGCATTGTGGCCGAACCGGTTTCGGCGCGCATTGCCGGGCTGCAGGCACGGATCGATTACGATGAAGGATTCTGGGTGTCTCCATCAAATCATGTGGTGGAAGGCATTCTCGGACCATCGCGCGTCATTGAACATTCACTGAGCGATCCATCCGCCGAGTCCCAATACCTCAACAAAAACGACGTTGCGTGCGTTGTGCGATCGCCAAGTGGTGGCTTCAAGTTCTGGGGCAACAGAGTGCCGAGCAGCGACACTTTGAAGAAGTTTTGGTCAGTACGTCGGTCGCATGACACCATCATCGACAGTATCGAACTGGCCCATGAGCCATTCATTGACAAGCCATTCTCGGTCCAGGTGTTGGTCAACATTTCCGAAACCGTCAATGCGGCCCTGCGTCGTTGGGAAGCATTGGGTGCAACACTCGGTGGGAAGGTGTGGCTCGATCCGTCGCTTAACACGAAGGAAACCTGGGCGAGTGGACACCTCTATATCTCCTATGATGCAGAAGGTCCTGCGCCGCTGGAGCACATCACATTCATGTTCAACCGCAACACCGGATACTACAGCACGTTGGCGGCCAATGCAGTCCGAGAGATTGCACGGCAGTCCGGTCGATACATCACATAACTGAAATCAGATCCGCACGCCTGGTTAAACCCGGGCGTGTTCGGTTGCATGAAAAAGGAGAATGAACATGCGCCATATTCTGCAGGGGTTCACAATGTTCCTCAATGGGGCCGACTTCGGGATTGATACCGAAGAAATCACCCTGCCACATCCGGTCCTCAAATCTGAAGTCTATCAGGGCGGAGGAATGGTTCTTGAGGTGGATCAGCTCTTCTCGTCTGTCGAAGCCTTGGAAGTTCAGGTCAAGATGGCCGGCAAAAACCCGGACATCATGAAATTGATGGGCTTGGCTTCGGACAAGACAAGTCAGATTACCGTGCGCGGTGGCGTCCTGACAGAGGCAGCGGGGTCCATCATTCCGCATGTCGCCAACATTGAAGGGTCAATCGCGTCGGCAAGCAACGATGCGATGCAGCGAGGTCAGAAGTCAGGCTTCGAATTCGTCATCAAGAACATCAAATATTACCGATACGAAGTTGGTGATGAAATCATTCATGAAGTCCAGGCATGGCCGCCCAAACTTATTGTTGCAGGCGCCGACCAGATCGCAGGACTGAACAACGCATTGGGGTACTAGGATGACTGACCAGGAAATCATCAAAGCTGCGACTCCGGAGCAGATCGAGGTGGCAAACCGTATTGCTAGTGAAAGAATGGCAGAGGCTGAGAAGCCTGCTCCCAAGTTCATCGGCACGGAATCTCGATCTGCAACCGTCACCCTGAAATATCCTATGGAGTATGACGGGGTGATCTACAAAACGATTACGCTCAGTCGTATCTCGGGAGCACAGCTCCAAAACCTCAACAAACAGGATGGCGATCCGGCAATTGCACTGATGCATTTGTTGACCGGTGTTCCACACCGAGTTTTGGAAGCTCTGGACGCAGAAGATTTTGCCGAAATCAATGTGGTCGGCGCAGATTTTTTGCCCCGCCGCTTGATGGAGGCGGCAGAGCAGAACCAGAGCGATGGGCAGGATACGCAGCAGACGTAGCCCACGCACTCCATTTCAGTCGTAGCGAGCTGTTGGAAATGTCCTTCCATGAACTCATTACGGTTTGGCTCCCAGAGGCAAGACGAATAGCATTGGCAACAAATCCATGGCTAAAGCAGGTATAAAAGAAGCAGCTTTGGTGCTGCGTTTGATTGATGGCGTCAGCCTGCCAGCCAAAGCTGTGGTTGGGAGTTTGAACAGTATCAAAAGGGCGGCCGGGATGCTCACAGCACCCGGACGCGGGCTCAACCAGCTTGGTCGTGCTTCACGTCGCAACGCGGCTGATGTCGCAGGCCTGTCGGCCCCCATGATGATGGCCGGCGCTGCAGCAAGTCGTTCAGTTTACAACTTTGAAAAGGCTGGCAACGCCATGCAAGCCTTTGGCCTGCTGACGGCTGAACAGAGAAAAGAGCTTGAAGATTACGCACAGGTTCTGAATGTCGACTTCCCGTTCACGAACAGCAAAATCATTGAAGCTGCACAGGAATTGTTCCGAGCAGGTCTGACATTCAACCAGGCAATGGGTGCGCTTCGAGGCACCTTGAACCTCGGACTTGCTGGTGACATCGATGTGAAACAGGCGACAGACATCGCAACCAATGTCATGACTGCCATGAAGTTGCCGATGGAGACATTCGAGCAAGTCAACGCTTCCATGCTGAAGGTGAATGACACGCTCGCCTGGGCAGCCACAAACTCCAATACGGACGTTGCTCTTATGGGCGACACATTCAGATATGTAGCACCGCTGGCTGCAGCCGCTGGGATGGAGCTCGAAACGGTTGGAGCAATGGCAGCCGAGTTGGCGCGTGCTGGCATCAAAGGATCTGAAGCAGGGGTTGCATTGCGATCTGCTTTGGTTCGCATGGCCAAGCCAACAAAACCGATGCTGGCAGCCTTTGAAAGAATGAACCTGAAGATTGGTGAGTTCATTGAATACAAGGACAAGATCGCGGCAAGCTCTGTTACCGCATCATTGCTTCCGTCTGGTATCGATGTTGCGAATTTGAATTCTGAAATCCAATCCATTCTGGATGATGTCAAGCTGGCCGGCGCTCCGAACCGGATGTCGGCACAGATCACAGATGTGATCGTAAAGTCTCTCGGAGATGAAACGCTGCGAGACGAAATATCGTCGGTGATCAATGGGGCCGTCCTGGCCGGGGCACAGAAGGTGGATTTGGTTGGGCTGCTTGCGGCCATGCGGGACAAGGGCGCAACCATCACTGACATTGCCCAAGTCTTCGACGTTCGGATGGGATCGCGCCTCGCTGCTATCATGTATGAAGATATTCATGGGGCGGTCGAAAAGCTGAAATCTGAGTACAACGGGGTTGGCGCCAATATGGCCGGCCTGATGATGCAGGGCGTTGTTGGTTCGACAGCTCGACTTGTTGCCGGCGTCGAGCGCATGTTCATTGCGATAGCAGATAGCGGTGTACTCGACACTGTGATCAACGCCATGGACAAATTCGGGACATTCCTGGTCAAATTGTCTGAGACAAACCCTCAGATGCTTGAATTTGGAACGTATGCAGCGATGGCGGCTGCAGCGATCGCGCCGCTCGGGATAGCACTTTCTGGCATGGCTGGCATGATGGGACTGCTGATCAGCCCATTGGGTCTGGTTGTGGCAGGGCTTGGGACATTGGTCGCACTCAATTGGGATGCGACAGTGCAAGCCTTTTCAGACTTTGGCAAAGGGTTCTCCAATGCCTTGGATCCAGAAACGGTAGCGGCCTTTGGACGATTGGCTGATGACGTACAGAAAGGTCTCAGCAAAATCACCTTTGGTTTGTCAGAGACAAATTTTGAAGGTTGGGGCGCTGGCCTTGCCAACTCGATCGATTGGATCATCGAAGCTCTAGGCAAAGTCGGATTGGCCATGGCCGAGATAGAGGCAATTGATCAGAAAATTACCAACGCAATATCCAACGCAGCATCACAACTCTCCAGCCAAATGTATAACCTCGGTCGAGAGATGTTGGATGCTTTTTTGCGAGGGCTGAATGATATGATGCAGGCTGTCCTCGATTGGTTTTCGGCGTTGCCTGGTAAGATCATGTCCGCGATAGGGTCCATCGATCTGACAAGTAAGATCAAGATGCCATCTATTTTTGGCTGGGGTGCGTCTGATGAACCAGAACAAACAAGCGGATCTGGACGTCATGTAGATGGCGCCAGGGCAGGTGGCGGCCCAGTGCAGCGTGGTCACATCTATGAAATCAACGAGAAGGGCCAAGAGTTCTTCAGCCCGGGCAGTTCCGGCCGCATTCACCCTGCAGGCAGCCAAGCCGGCGCGATGATCAATCATTTTCACATTATGACGTCTGATCCCAAAGGAGCCGCAAGGGAAGTGGTCAGCAGTCTCGAGCGTTTGCTCGAGCGATCGCGACAAACCTCACTCGATGACAGGCCAGTTTACGGGTAACCAAAATGTTTATGATGCTCGGACCATTCGTGTTTACAGTCCCTACTTACTCTGTTGAAGCATTGCAGCAGAGCAGTGGCTCTCGGATTGCCAAAAGCCCAATCATCGGCAGCCACCCGACCACACATATGTTGGGCCCGGACAGTCGAGAGTTGACGCTCGAGAGCACTTTCCACCCGCAACACATGAACACCGGTGGGCTCGCGATGCTGTCATCGTTGCGCGCAGCCGCTGAAGCGCAGACGCCTTTGATGATGGTGTCGGTGGTTGGGATGGTGTTTGGCCGATGGATCATTGAGAGGGTCGATGAAGGCCATAGCCGCATTGGCGGGACCGGCGTTGCTCAAAAGGTCACTGTGAAGATGTCTTTGTCCCGCTATGTGCCCCGCGGTGGTGGCGGACCTTTGAGGTTGTTCTGATGACCCGTCCGTTTTTTCAGTTCATGGTTGGAGGGAATGACGTCACACCGGCCATTAAAGCTGGCGGGATATCATTGGAAATACGCGAAGTGGTTGGCGAGAATGCCGATTCCGCTACCATTACGATCGACGATCCGGATGGCATCGTTGCTCCACCGCCCCGCGGCGTTGAGATGCGTATTATTGCGGGGTATGAGGACGAATTCAGAGATTTTGGTATATTCATTGTCGACCAAACTTCCCTGAAGGGATGGCCCCAGACCATCACAATCAGCGCGCAATCGGCCGGCGCCAAGGAAGCCACAAAGCAGAGGCGGCAACAGTCGTACAAGCCACCCCAATACTCGACCTATCAGGATGTATTTTCTGAGATTGCGTCACGCAATGATTTGGAACTTGCCCTGAGTTCTGACATTGGCAGCAAAGCGTTGGAGTATGAGGCGCAGTCAGAGGAAAGCGACATCGCGTTCCTGGCTCGTATCACTGAGAAGTTTGACGCCCATGTCTCGATCAAAGACCGGCGATTGGTTGGCGTGGTGAGGGGGGAAGGAAAGAGTGTGTCCGGTATGGAGCTTCCGGTCATCCACATTTCGAAGGGCACCAACATTCTTTCCTACGGGTGCAGCGATATGGACAAGCCCAAACACAAGAAGAGCAAATCAGCTTGGTTCGATCGCCAGAAAGTCAAAATGGTTATCGAGGAAGCTGACGCCACGGACGAAGGCCCGGATTATCTGGGCCAAGACACGCAAAAGAGCCAGGCCGAAGCACAGGCCGTTTCAAGTTCATCCGGGAAAAAACTGAAGCGCGGGTCTGGTTCCGCTTCATTCGTTATTGAGGGAACGCCACACGCTCGAGCCGAAGCCATTGTCTTGGTTACGGGCGTCCGCTCACTTATCAACGGGCGGTGGCGTGCAAAGGGCATCTCTCACAGTTGGTCGTCATCCGGACCCTATACAACTTCAATCGAATGCGAGTTGCCAAGCTGATGAAATTTACAGAATTGTCTGACGGCACCGCCCAATACACGACAAGCAATGGTGACATGGTCGACCAGATTGCATTCAATCGATATGGCACACATGAAGGCACGACGGTTCTTGTCTATGAGCAGAACCCGGGCCTTGTCGAACACGGTCTCATATTGCCGGAAGGGTTGACGATAATCCTGCCGGAATATGTCCAGCCTGAGGCCAAACCACAGATCAACCTCTGGACATAGACATCTAAATCTTCGCGATCGAGAACCGGTCTGCTGGCAGCATCATGTTGCTGGTAGCTTGAGCTCGCGCGCCAACCTGAAGGGACATGGCTCCGATGGACAAGAAACCATTCTACGACAATTTGCGAGCGCACCTGAACCTCACGACCGAAAATGTGATGGGGATGGAGAAGGTGCTGAATTTCGGCAAAGCTCGAGGCACACCTCTAGCTGACATGGCCTATATTCTTGCCACCGCGTGGTGGGAAACCGCGCAGACAATGCAGCCGGTCGTCGAAGCCTATTGGATGTCAGAGGATTGGCGGAAGAAAAACCTTCGATACTACCCTTGGCACGGCCGCGGGTTGATCCAGACGACCTGGGAAGACGGGTATCGCAGAATGGGCGCCGTGATGGGTGTCGACCTTATCGCAGACCCCGACAAGCTGCTTGAATGGAAATACGCCTTGCCAGCTTTGTTCGTCGGCATGGAAAAGGGCATCTACACCGGCAAAAAGCTGTCCGATTACATCGACAATATCGATGAAGACGACAAAGAAGACTTGCGCGAATTTGCGAACGCACGCCGCATCGTCAACGGCACGGACAAGCAGGTTACGATCGGAAAGCTGGCGCTGAAGTTTGAAGCCGCGCTGAAGGCGATGGATTGGATGGATGCGCCGGGTTTCATCCCCATTCCGGTACCGCGCCCAGATCCGGAAGGTGACCAGGTTTCAGAGCCTCCAGTCGATTACGTTCGAAACGATGACGAAGCGAACCCATCCAATCCGGCATCCCGTTCAATTTGGAATGTGATTGGCGAGTTGATCAAGGTTCTCTTGGGCGGTCGTCGGTAGGAATTCAGGCAGCCAGTAGCTCCACGGTGGCTGGCATTTTCAGAAGGAGAATTGATATGAAAGGTTATCGTACACTGCTGCTCAACGGCGCTATTGTGGTCATCCCAGTGGTCGCAGAATCTGTCAGCTTTTTGAACGGGTTTGACTGGCGCTCGATCCTGCCCAAAGAGAGTGCCGGATGGGTCATCATTGGGATTGGATTGCTGAACATCTGGTTGCGGTTCATCACGAATACCGGTGTTGGGAAAAAACGTTGATTGCTCGCTTGATCAGCTGGATCACCAGCGGCGCCATCGACCGGATAGGCGGGCATCTGAAAGACGCCTATCTGGCCAAACAGCAAGCCCAGACGGATGAACAAAAGCTTCAGGCAGAGATCCGGATACAACAATTGAAAGCTCAGGAAGCAGTTCTGATTTCGGAACAGGCAAATGGCGTCACGCGTTGGATTAGACCAGCTATAGCGTTCCCCTTCATCGCCTACCTATGGAAGGTGGTGCTTTGGGACAAGGTACTTGGCCTCGGGGTAACAGATCCTCTGTCTACCCAACTGGCTGAAATCATGATGGTGATGATTGGAGCCTATTTCTTGACCCGGCCAATTGAAAAAGCTGTGAAGAGGTGGCGACAATGAGCATGGACGATTTCGACGGCATCAAGTTGACCAAATCAAGACTGTCCTACATAGCCGCCGCTCTTGCAGTGGGTTTGGTAGCCTATGGTGCGATCGGAGATTACAACCGTCGCGGCTATGAAATTGAACGATTGACAGAAAGAGATGCAGCCAGGAGTTCCGAGCTCGCCAGAATTGCTGCGAAGCTCGAATCTCAAAACCGGGAATTATCCAACGAGATAACCGACCTGAAAATTGCAATCAACCGGCTTGCAGATCAGTTGGAGCGTGCAAATGGTAAGTAGGATCGTCGCTACCTTTGGTACGGTTGTTGGGATGTGGTTGTTCCTGGGTTTCGTTTCGCTGATGTATTTTGGCCCCAGCCTCATAGGGAAATACGCGCCGCCCATAACCCATTTTCAGATTTCTGCCGTGCGCTATGACGAAGACGGCGCGATGTACTTCAAACCGACCTTTCACAAAAGGTGGTGCGAATACCAGCCCGGAAGTGCAAGCTGGCATTCCATGACAGCAGGCGTTTCAGAGCGCGTTTCATTGACGGTGCCCAATAGACCCCATGGCGGTCAGAACAGGGCACCCGGTACGCACCGAGCACCGGAATGGAAGGTGGACATCTTTGCTACACCAGGCGCGGTCGAGCAGTACGGACTCGTCACTCACAAGTGTCTTTTGTTTCTGAAGGTGGAGACGAAAATCGGGCCTTGGCCTGTCCCGCTGCCTGCAGAAT